ACCTCCGGAGAATATAAATGGCAGATATAGACAAGTCGTTACCAAACGTAAAAACATCAATAGAGGTTGATCCTCAAGAAGAAATTCAAATTGAACAGGAGAAAGCCATAGAGGCCCAAGATCCTGGAGTCGAGGTCACACCTAATGAAGACGGAAGTGTTGAAGTAAATTTTGATCCTAGTAAAGTAAACATAGAAGGTCAACCAGGACACTTTGATAATTTAGCAGAATTATTACCAGAAGAAGTTTTAAAACCAATTGGTCTAGAATTAGTTGGAAACTACAAAGAATATAAAACATCAAGAAAAGACTGGGAGCAATCTTACATACAAGGTTTAGATCTTTTAGGATTTAAATATGAAAATAGAACAGAACCTTTTCAAGGAGCAAGCGGTGCAACACACCCTGTTCTTGCAGAAGCAGTAACACAGTTTCAAGCTGGAGCTTATAAAGAATTATTACCAGCAGAGGGACCAGTCAGAACACAGATTGTTGGCAAACCTGATCCAGCTAAAGAAGCGCAGTCACAACGTGTAAAAGATTACATGAACTATGAATTAATGGAGAAGATGGAAGAGTATGAACCAGAGTTTGATCAAATGTTATTTCATTTACCACTTGCTGGTTCCACATTTAAAAAAGTTTATTACGACGATTTATTAGGAAGAGCGGTAAGTAAATTTATTCCTGCCGAGGATTTAATTGTTCCGTATACGGCTACCTCATTAGACGATGCGGAATCAATTATCCACACGATAAAAATTTCTGAAAACGATTTACGAAAACAACAAGTTAACGGTTTTTATTCTGATGTAGAGCTTGGACCGCCAAGTGTAACTCAAAATGATGAGTTAACAAAAAAAGAACGAGAACTTTCTGGAACTAAAAAAACTGGAAAACAAGAAGATATTTATACTTTGTTAGAGTGCCATATTAATTTAGACTTAGAGGGTTTTGAAGATAAAGATGACGAATTAAATCCAACAGGAATTAAATTACCTTACATAGTTACAGTAGAAGAAACTAGCCAAAAAGTTTTATCTGTTAGACGTAATTATGAACCAACTGATCCAAAGAGAAATAAAATCCATTATTTTGTCCATTTTAAATTCTTACCGGGTTTAGGGTTTTATGGCTTTGGATTAATTCACATGATTGGCGGATTGAGCAGAACCGCAACGGCTGCTCTCCGTCAATTATTAGACGCAGGTACATTATCTAACTTACCTGCAGGATTTAAACAAAGAGGTGTTAGAGTTAGAGACGAGGCATCTCCAATACAACCAGGTGAGTTCAAAGATGTAGACGCACCAGGTGGTAATTTAAGAGATGCATTTATGCCTTTGCCTTATAAAGAACCATCACCAACATTGTTACAATTAATGGGTGTTGTGGTTGGTGCAGGACAAAGATTTGCAGCGATTGCCGACATGCAGGTGGGAGATGGTAATCAAGCAGCCGCAGTTGGAACCACAGTTGCTCTTCTTGAAAGAGGCTCACGAGTTATGTCAGCAATTCATAAAAGACTATATTCTGCGATGAGAACAGAATTTAAATTACTTTCAAAAGTATTTAAAACTTATCTACCACCCGTTTATCCTTACGATGTTGTGGGTGCTACGAGAGAAATTAAAAAAGCAGATTTTGATGAAAGAGTAGATATTCTACCTGTTGCAGATCCAAATATTTTTTCAATGGCACAAAGAATTACAATAGCACAAACAGAGTTACAACTTGCAACATCAAATCCACAAATACATAATTTATATTTTGCGTACAGACAAATGTATGAAGCTCTTGGTATAAAAAATATTGATGCAGTTTTACCCCCACCAGCTCCAATGCAGCCAATGGACCCTGCGTTAGAGCACATAAATGCTTTGGGTGGCAAACCATTTCAAGCTTTTCGTGGTCAAGATCATAGAGCACACGTCACAGCTCACTTAAATTTTATGTCTACCAACATGGTTAGAAACAATCCACCAATCATGGCGGCAATGCAAAAAAATATTTTAGAACACATTAGTCTGATGGCTCAAGAACAGGTAGAATTAGAGTTTGCGGACGTGTTACAACAAGCACAACAACTGCAAATGATGGCTCAACAGGATCCACAAGCTCAACAACAGCTACAAAAAATCTCTCAAGATTTAGAAGCAAGAAAATCTGTGTTGATTGCAGAGCTAACAGGCGATTTTGCTAAAGAAGAAAAAGAAATTACATCACAATTTGATGCAGATCCTCTTTTAAAACTAAAATCACGTGAAGTTGACCTTAGAGCAATGGAAAATCAACGTAAAAAAGACTCTGATCAAGCAAATCAAGACCTAAATAGGGCAAAATTAATGCAGGCTAGAGAATTAACTAAGGAAAAATTAGACCAAAACGAAGATTTAGCAAAATTACGTGCTGGAGTAAGCCTTGCAAAGACTGGCGTGCAACAAGCACAAGTCATGGTGGAGGATAATTAATGCCATTAAACAAAAAAGGTAAAAAAATCATGAAATCCATGAAGAAACAGTATGGAAAAAAGAGGGGTGAAAAGATATTCTATGCATCTAAGAACAAAGGTGTTATAAAAGGAGTCAAAAAAGGAGCATAAATGCAAAAACTAGATAAAATAAAAGAAGTTAAAGTTGCAGAACAGCAAATTGAAGTAGATCCTAGATCTAAAACAACTGCTGATCAAGCTTTTAACTATATTGCTACAGGAAAACCTGAAATGCCAGTTGGCGGTCAGAAAAGAATGTTAGCAGAGAAGAAAAGAAACTCTAAAGCGTACTAATTATGTGGTTATCGGCAATTAAATTAGCCGTTTCTGCTGGAAGTAAAATTTACGCTAACAAGCAGAGAACGAAGATGGCAAT